CTTGTTGAAACTTTAACGGTGCATCGTACTTACCAAGGCCACGTTGTTTGCGAGTCAGTTGTTTTTGCATGTGCATATCTCCTTATGCTACGTTGATTAATTCTGCTTCTGTGTACGGTATGTGATAAAACTGTTCACCCTTTAGGATGTTGCGTCCCTGTGCTTCACGTAACCGATCCTTAGTTAGGCTTGTATCTTTGATACGCCACGCTTGCTTCATGTCGTTACGAAAGATGTAGAAGTTTAGTACCCCATTCTCCCCCTCATATTTATCAAGTAATCTCCCTTTACGTTCTGGAATACGTATCTCTTTCCAGTGTGTGGGCCAATCACTTTTCCAAGCTACCTTTACTTCTGCTTCATTGTAGTATGTATACTCTTCTTTCTTAGATACAATGTCTACGTAGTAGTTCTCTTCCGTGTTTTCAATGTCGTGACCAACACTCTCTAAGTATTGTACGAGTTTGTCTTTGGCTGGTGCATCATAACTTTTATAAAGCTTAGTGCTAAATTGTTTACGAGTAGGTTTCACGTATATACTCCTTCAATTCTGTGTAACCACCTAAGTGAGTTCCATCTGGTTTAAATATCTGTGGTACTGTAGTTATACTTGATCTTTTTAGTAAGGACAATATCCATTTACTACTGTCTGATTGTATGTTGTACTCTGTATAATCTAACCCTGCACCTTTCATGAGGGCTTTAGCAGCATCACAGAAGCTACATTGATTACGTGTTATTATCACCCACATTTAATTGTCTCCATTTTAATTGTTGTTTAAGTTTTTTTTGATCGTGTTCACTCATTATACTCCACTCACGAATCTCGTCAATAGTTCTTTTGCACCCCGCACAATAACCGTGTTCAATACGACACACTTTTGTGCAGGGTGATGGTATATTACCTACGTTAGGTCTACGATTTCGCACGAGTCACCAGAGCAAGCCATCGTCTGCATACTTACTGTGTTGTCTTCATTCTCGTAGTTAGAGAGGTCTGACCAGTCAATGGATTCAGGCATTAGTGATAGCATCTCTTCGTACTCTTCCTTAGTGCAATCCTGATATGGTGCCTGTTGGTAAGTATGATCTGAGTGTGGCAAGAATGACACACCTGACATCTCGTCAAAGTGCTCATATACAAATGCCCCCACAGCCATCCACTCAGCATCTCGTACTGAGATAGTCACAGATGGTTTGTGTTCGCACCAGTGTCGCTGATAGGTGAGCCACAACTCAAGCTGCTCTACAGCAGTCATATCATTACGTGTGACAGCCTGCTCAGGAGACTTGACAGGGAAGCTAAACACTACAGTGCTATCCGGCTTCATAACACAAGGCTCATTAGGAATGCCTTGGTCAATCATGAACTGTGTTAGTGGGTCTTTGTTATCACCACGCACAGTACGAATATAATAGGGGCTGTGACGAGCATGAATTCCACTAGCAGAATCAACCAGTTGTGATACTGTACCCGAAGGTTTAACGCAGCTGATACTAGCACTAGCAGGGATGCCAAGAAGTTCAGCCCACTCAGCGTTAGTAGCCACAGCAATGGATCGTAGATGCTCAAGGGTATTATCCAATCCTTTGTTAGATGATGTCATTAGTGGGTTATCCATAATGCCTGTCATAGACACACCAAGCAACCGTTCTTCTGCAGTGTTCTTCTGCCAGACCTTACGTAGGTAGGGGAACTTAATCATAGTAGACTGGATAGTACCCAGGATAGTAGCCAGCTTAACCTTACGCTCAAGATCCTTTAGTGTATCTGTAGCACGTACTACACACTCCGTTAGGTTGCAGAACTGATATGGACGTAAAATGATTTCCGAACAAGGGTTAGTCCCGAACTCATAGTTAGGATCACGCCGCCCAAACTTAGCTGCTTGCTTCTTGGATGCTTCACGATTGAAGATACCACGCTCACCAGACTTAGACTCAACCAGTGCAAGCCACTCACGCATGAACGTTTCCATATCTGGCTTCTCAGTGTACGATACAGAGTTGTTAGCCAAGGCACGATGCCCAGCTGTCTCCCACCACTGTCCTGACTTAGCGTGACGCATACGGTCATCACTCAGGTTAGACAGAGAGATCATAGCTGAACGTCTCACACCACCTACGACAACGATCTGACCAATGAAGCACATCAAGTCGTGACATTCCATAGAGCTAAGCTTACGTCCTTGTGCAGCCTTGAATGTAGACACAGCAAAGTTAAACAACTCTACAAGAGGCGCTGGGCCTGACGCTCTACCGCCAAACGTCTTAAGCCTTGCACCTGCAGGGCGTACCTGTGATACGTCCCACTTAGGGATCTCACCAGCCCAGAGGAGAGCCAGAACTTGACGGAACCCCTTAGCCCAGCCTTCCTTACTGTCCTTAACGACAACGATAGACTCACTCTCGAACAACTCAGGCACCTCTGGGAGCTTGCTGATGAACTGGCGCTCAACGGAGAAGCCAACCCCCGTCCCGCAGAGGAGAATGTACATAGCCTCATCGAAGGACTTAGGGTCATCTACGGGTAGGTAGCTACAGTTGTACCCTGCTGTGTTGTCACGATCAAGCGCTGGGCCAGCTGTCATCATAGCTCTCATTGATGGCATGATGTCTTGGTTAAGGATAGCCTGCTCAATGTCTTTAATGTAGGAATTATCCAGCTTAACGGCAGGGCGTACTACATTGTCAATGTAACGTGCCACTGTTTCACCATAGGACTCACGGCCTTTACCATCAAAGTACTTGGCATAGCGAGACTTGTGGATGAATGATTGATAGTCTGTTGGTAGGTAGTTAGTACTCATTATCGTTTATCTCCTGACCCTTTAAGGGTTCCTCTAGCTTTACGGTCTTGTAGTTTCTCTAGGTTAGCCTTAGCAATCTCACCTAGATCCAAGTTAAGGTCTCGACAAAGCGCTGCAATATACCACAAGCAGTCCCCTATCTCTGCGCCTAGTGCAGACTTATCTAGTTTACCATCACGTATAATCTTCTTAACCTTGTTGGCTACCTCTCCTGCCTCACCAGCTAAGCCCAGCGCAGGGTAAGTGATGGCGTGTTGTGTAGGGTATATAGCTGTACTAGCAGCTACCTTCTGGTATGAGGATAGCGTCATGTCCTTATATAGAGCGGTGTCCTTGTAATAACCCCATGCCTCTAAGTCTGTCTCATTAATCATAACCTCTCCTTCACTACTAAGTTTTCTACTTTGACATCATCAACGTCATAGAACATATCTTTAATTAAGTCATACACATCTTCTGGGTGTGCATCTTGTACTGACGATAGGAAGTTAGCATCCCTATCCACATTTAATACAAGTGTTACACTGAACTTCTCATCCATTAAGAACCTACCTTAAGTTTGATACGCTTGGTCTTGACTGCCTTACCTTTCTCTTCAAGCCAGTCAGGGGGTATTACCCTATGTGAATACAGAAAGTTATTCTTTTCACACCACATTGCGTATGTTGTTTTAGAACCCTTGTATAACTTAGCCTTGGCGTTACTGAACACTAGCCTGATGTCTAACTCAGGGTGTTGTTCCCTTACTGCTAGGTGCTTACGCCTGTCTTCATTATCAAAGATACCCTTTGTCTCAACTATGATACCGTTGTCTAGTATAAAGTCTGGAGTATAAGTCCTGTACCTGAGATCCTTCCACTCAATCTTAAGATCTTCATACCTAAAGTTCTTCTTGTTTTGTTTCAGGTACTCAGCTACAACTTTCTCTAAGCCACTACGGTATCTGTTAGCGTTATGCTTCCGTACTACCAAGCTCATCTCCTATAAACACATAGTCTACCATAGGTTTCTCTTTAGCAGTAGAGACACGAGACGGTAAGGTCTGCAAGTCAGGCCAGCACTTATGCTTGTAAGCACAGAAGCCACACGATACGCCAAGCTTTAGATTACCTGACGGTTTCTTGCGGTACGTCTCAGGGATAGCCTCAAAGCAACGCTCAAAAGGTTTATCCTCCTTGATGTAAGCTACCGTGTCTTCGATCTTGTTTAACTCTTGATCGACATCTACGGATGATGCATCAACATACTTGAAGTGACCATTAGCTTTGTTGATTACCCACCAGCCACCTACTCCTTTGTTAGCTGCAGTAGCGTAGCCTACAAGCTGGCTTACATAACCAAAGGCATCACCCTTAGCTAAGGTCTCGAAGTCTGAGAACTTATGCATGTAAGACCAAGGTGAGGCAGACTTAACGTCATCAACCTTATCATCTAAGATCATGTCGAACTCACCGTTGATCTCTGTACCGTCAGACAGGGTGAGTACAACCTTTTCATTGTCAGTAAACTCAACAGCAGCAGCCCGAAGTAACCCTTTGAATACCGCCTCCACAATGTCTCCTAAGATCATGTTCATCAGGAAGTGTGGAGGGAAAGGTATCTTATCTTCTGGGTCATTCTTTTCGTACCAGAGTTGGCACTTAGGACGCCCGAGGTTGGACATCCTAAGCTTGAACTCATCACGAGGGCCGCTGCTGAACTGCTTACGCATAGCATCCGCTACGTCTTCACCTACCTTAGAGATTACAGATTCATCTACTGTAGTCTCGCCAGCCAGTGCCTTCTGTAGGAATGTATGTAGTGCCAGTTCAGCAACGTGGTTCATTATTCAGCTACCTCTACGTCAATGATGTCGTTGATGATGGACTCCTCAGTAGCAGACAGGCCAGAGCTACCACTCTTCTCATTGTGAGTGTCGTTAATGTAGTTGTTCATGCCGCTAATCCACTCCATAAAGCCATCAAGGATGTCCTTGTCTGCCTCAACTAAGTCTACCTTGTCACCCAGGGTGATGTCAAACGTGGCGTACTCACTACCGTTAGGCATACTGTGCATCTCTGCACCCATGTTAAGGAAGTACTGCAGAGGTAGAGAGTTCTTACGATCAATAGACTTCATAATGTCATCTACTGCCGTGATACTACCCCGGCTCTTTACATCTAATACAAACGGTATCTCCTGTGTAGTGATGGATGCATCCTCAATAGCATTACCGTGCTCATCAGTAGCGCCCTGCATTACTACAGTACCGAACACAACCTTAGTACGCTTAGTATTGCGCATCAACTCTTGTGTTGCCTTAGGTAAAGACTTGAAGTCTTCAACGTAACCAGACGGACGCCCAGCATTGAAGCCCCCGGTGTTATCCTTGAGGTCACCCGTCAGATTGTTAACGAGTACCGTCTTAACCATAGTGTTTTCATCAGAGTCCCAACGTGTCCACTGCATACGCTGTGCGTAGATGCGGATCTTAGGTGAGACTGCATAGGCTACCTTATCATCCGACTGTAAGAGTTTGTATGCACCAGCTGGTACAACGTCTACTCGAACAGCCTTGCCGTTGATCTCCATGTCACCCTTGAGTGGGCTATGGATCTGACTGAACCGTGCAAGCATTGAGCGCTTACCGCTACTACCTTTCGAGAGACCCATCATCTCTGCAATAGAACGTCCGTCAGTTGTTAGTGTTACTTCTGTGCTAGTCATTGTACAAGAACCTTTCTGTGTACGGGTTAAAGAGGTCTAGTTATAGCACTAT